GGAGGGACCACCAAAAAGAAGGCCACCAAAAAGAAAGACTGATGGCCAAGAAGAAAAAGCCTAAGAAGCCGAGGCCCAAAGTTCCGGGCACTCCTTACTAGAGCATAACCGGGGGGTGGGGTTCTCTCCCAAATCTCCTGCCCCACTCCCCACCTACATCAAACACACTCATGAGATACCTCTGCATTAAAGACGTCTTTGACAGCAACGGCGAACTTCTTGGCAAGCAAGGCGACACGGTCGAGCTTGACAAAGACTCTCTCGACAAAAGAGAGCGCAAGCGTGCTGCTGCAATCTTGATGAGCAACGGAGACAGCGCACTCAGAGAGGTTGGCGAAGAGCCTAAGAAGAAAGCAAAGAAGAAGAAAAAGGCTGCTTACAAAACTCGTCAGATAGAAGCTGACAACAACGCAAGCGACTGACATTGAACGCAACGACAACAGCTAAGGTCAAAGAGTTGCTAGACATCGCGTCTAGCGACACCACTCACGACACCGTGATTGGAAGACTTGTGTCTGCTGTTTCTCAACGCATTGAGACGTTCATCGACCGACCCCTTGAGACAGCCGCCAGAACAGAAGAGTACGATCTGCGAGCAAGGCAAAGAGTCATCTTCTTGCGTGCTTACCCTCTAACTGCTCAGACTGACATCGCGTCTATTAAGATTGCCACGAACTGGGACTTTGCAGGTGTCAGCGCTGTGAACTCTAACGACTACCACGTTGATCTAAACACAGGGGCGATTCACTTCAACTTCTACCCCATTCAACGCTACCTCAATGACAACATGGGCACGGCGCACAATGCTGTGCAGATTGTCTACACGGGTGGCTTCGCTGGAACTGTTGACGGCATCATTGCAAATTATCCTGCGATTGCAGAGGCGTGCGCTACGCAAGTCGTGGCGATGTGGCGCAGGCGCGACCAGCCTCACATCAAAACTACGGACATCGGAGACTACGCCTCGACTGTAGAAGGGCCGCTCTCTTTCTTGCCTGACGTTCGCGAAGCGCTGATTCCTTACAGGCGCATGAGGTTTGGGCAATGACATTGGAGTTCAAATCTAACGCAGACAAAGTCGTGCGTAATCTCAACTCCAAGTCTCGCAAGGTAGCTGCTACTGCTCGCGACTTACTCGATGAGATGGGGCGAGAGTGGGAGCGAGAAATGGTTGTAGGTAGATTTACTGGCTACAGCAACGGCAAGACCACTGGCAATAAACTTCGCAACAGATCTGGAAACCTGAGAAGCTCGATCAACTCTAAGCCTGTTGGCGGCACTAACCTGTCGAAGATGGGCGTCTTGTTAATGGCTGGATCTGGGGCGGCAGGATATGCACGCCTGCAAGAGACTGGGAAGCCAAAGCCCATAAGACCTAAGCGTCGAAAGTACCTACGCATTCCGCTAAAAGCTGCGATGACAGGAGCAGGCGTAGTAAGACCAGAGAACAAGCCTATCAAGTCTGGTAACGGCTGGAAGACAGTCGGAGGCAAGGACACCTTTGTTCGCGAAACGAACGGCAAAGCTATCGTCTACAGAAAGGACGGCAGAGACAAGATCACTCCTTTGTTCCTGCTTAAGGGTTCTGTCGTTGTTAAGCCAAGGCTGGGCATGGAGAAGACTCTCAAAAAAGTCATGCGTAAAAACGCGCCCAGCATAGCTAGTGCGATCGCTGCAACTTTAGGTAGGCGAGCCTGATGGTTTACACAGCGGTTGACACATACGACCTGAACTCTCCCGAGACAGTCGAGGTGACTACTTTGAGGCGAGGAGTCAGAACTCCCTTGGACGGAGGAACGATTAAGCGCCGACAGACATTTTCTAGTGAGTCTGACCAAGGTCTTGCAGGCGTCCGTAGGTTTACCCTGCGATACTCGCTTGCAACAAAAGCAGACTACAACAAGGCGATGGCTTTGTGGAAAAACAGCACAGGGGGGACGCAAGGCATTGCGTTCACAAACACCTTCTCGCCTTACTCGGGATCTTCGGAGACGTTGATCGTTCGCATGGTTGACGGTCCCTTAAACTTGCGAAAGATCAGTCACGTCAGGTACTCGTTCACGATCGTGCTTGAAGAAATGCTGCACGGGCCGGGGGTATAGAGATGACCGCTTCTGGCTTGCCTGTTAAAGAGAAGATCCTCAACAATCTTCAAAGTCTAAAGGATGACGGCGATGTGCAGCCGATCGCCTCGGCGACAGGTCTGGGCTTGATCTCTACCTCTGGCACTGGTCATGCCTCAGATGGCGACTACTATACTGACCCAAAGATCATCACAAGAATTGACGCAAGCCCACTCAAGATAACTCAGTTTCCGGCGATCGTCATAGAACCTCTGAGCACAGACTACGATGGATTTGGAAGCCAAGGCACGCTGACGATAGCAGCCACTTTCAGGATTCGTTTAAGGCTAATGCTGCACACAAGGACCAACGCAGTCGCGTTGATTGAGCGATTCATAAGAGACGCTCATCGGGCGATCCTTGTAGATCGGCAGCGAGCCAGCAACGCCATCGTTACGCAAGCCGTGTCAGACTCTGTTCAATACCCGACTGATGATGACGAAGCAATCACGACAGCAACTCTTTTAATAGCGGTCGATTATCGAACCGCTTGGAACGACCTCAACTCTCCGACATAAAAATTTCTCATGGCAACCTTTAGAACATACGACCGCCTCCTCTACGCCAAAGTGGAAAGCACGGAGGGTACAACGGTCACTCCCGGAAACGCGGATTACATCGAAACAATCGACCCCACATTTACGATCACGAACCGCACCTTTGAGCGAAACGTGACCAGAATGTCTGTCACGCCTGCGCCTGCTCATGTTACTGGCACAGGTCGTGGAGACAGCGACGGCGCACCTAGTGCTCAGTGTGAGTTTACTTTTGGCGTTGAGCTTACTGGCGCTGGACACGCTTCGAACGTCCCTAACGATGTGCCGTGGGGCAAACTGCTTGATGCTTGCGGTCTCAAGTTTCTCGACACCCTTTACCGCATCCCTCTCGCAGATCCCGGCATTGCTACGGACTCAGCAAACACCTACTACCCTTGGATGTTGCGACACGCTGAGAACGTCAGCACGGGCACGACAGAATACGCTGGCGGCACAAGGGTCGGGCGACTTGTAGGAGACACCTTCTACAAAGACCCCTATGCCTACGTCAGCAGGAACGGAGCCAGTCAAGCCGTTGGTGGATCAGACGAGGTCTATGGTCAAGCTACAGACTTCCAGATCAACTCTGGAAACAGCAAGCTCTACCTCGACCCGAGCGGAGCAGGCGTGGCTGACAGGGCTAAGGCTTGGGCTACAACGAGTGACACAGACCTTGGAGGCGCTGGAAGCACGAACTGCAACAGCCTGACCATGCAGATGTACATCGCTGACACTGGTCAGTTCATCAAGATGAAGGGCGCTCGCGGAAACGTAGAGTTCCAGTTTTCTTCTGGCGACCGCTGCATCATGCAGTTCACTTTCATCGGTTCTTTGGTCGAGTTCAACGATGGAACGACCGCCCCGACTCCGACAGCGACTGCTCTTGAGGTTGCGCCTTCGGTGGTTGGCCTTTCCCTCAAGCTGGGAGCATCGAGCTACGCAGATGCGAACGCGGCCTATTACGACGGCACGGTGTTCTCAACATTCAGCTTAAACCTCAACAACGAGGTTGTGCTGAGAGACTCCTTGAATGATTCAACTGGATACGAAAGCTCCTATATCTCTGGGCGTAATCCTCAGTTGACCTTTAACCCTGACGCTCGTGACCAGACTACGTCTTACGACTTCTGGAGCAAGCTCCTCAGCGGCGATCAGACTCATATGGAGTGGACTCTCGGAACAGACACTGGTAACTCGTTCCGCTTCAAGGCTCCTGCTGCTCAGTTCGATCAGATCGGAGACGGCAACAGGGACAACGTGATGACCTTTGACTCAACAGTCACCCTGACTGGTGGAGACATGGGGTCATCTGTGCTCGAAGAGCCTGATGACACTTCTACGGCTTCCAACCTCATGAACAAGAGGCTTGGTCGCAACAACGAATTCGTAATGTATTACGAGTGATCTAACTTTACCCCGGCAACTGGAGGCAACCATGCCGATTGCACTTGACCCGAAAGCAACCTTCACATACGTCCTCGAAGACGATCGCAGCAGTGAGCCTGATGCGAGGACTACGTTCACACTCCGGGGCCTGACGGTCGGAGAGGAGGCCCGTGTGGCTGACTCGATGATCTCATCAGTCCCCGGAGAGGATGAACTAAGCTACCGCTCTGGAACGCATCAACTGACCGTGCTTCGTTTTGGTCTCCGTGGTTGGACGCAGTTCAACGATGGGGAAGGCAACGAGGTGAGATTCGAGATGACTCGAAGTCATCCCAAGCACATCACTGACGAATGTCTTGATCGGCTCTCCGCTCAACATCGTCAGGAGTTGACTTCTGCGATTCTTGACCGGGGGGCTGTGTCTAAAGAGGAGGGGGAGTAATTAGGGCTGCGGTAGCGCAAGGATACGGCTCTGCTGTGCAGAGCTTATGCGAGCAAGATTTCCCTGACTGCTCGCGCTGCCGTGGTCCTAGATCTGAAGACCTGCGTAAGTTTTGGGGGTGTGACGCAAAGGCAGATCACCCCGTCTGGGTAAGCGGCTGCGGTACATGTCACGGAAGTGACGCGGAGTGCAACGAGTGTCACGGAACAAACAAAGTTCATCAACACAGATGTCCATCCTCAATCATTGAATCGGCCCCAACGCACTTACGCATTCATCTAGACTTGCTCATGAGATCATTTAGGCATTACACGGAACGCAACGTGATGCCTGTTGTAGGCGGCTGGTTGGATCAAAGCAGATCCTATCTTGCTGCGATCGATTTAATTGACGCAGAGAGGTCTCGTTGGGACTCAGTCAGAACAGAGTACGAAGAAAAGAAGCGAGCATCAGAGGCACGCAAAGCTAGAAGTCAAATGCCGAGGAAACGATAGTGGCGACAACTGCTGAGACACTAGCCTTTGAGGTGCGCCTCAAGGACTTTATGACCAAGGAGCTTAAGCGACTTGGTGCAAGCACTCAGAGGCAGACTAGCCTAATGCGGAGAGCGTTCGATCGCGTAAAAACATCTCTTGCAAGAACGAACCAGACAGTGAAGCGTCTTGGTCTTGTTATGAAGGTGGCTTTTGCTGCTTCAGTTTTCATGGGCATACGCAGCGCGGTTGTGACATTGCGCGAGTTTAGTCGCGCGATGTCTGAAGTAAGAACCATTCTAGATGAGACCACTCTGTCGTTTGATTTTGCCAAACAAAAAGTAGTAGACCTAACCTACACCACGACGGCCTCTGGAAAAGAGATTGCTAAAGGTCTCTACCAGACACTGTCTGCTGGCGTAACTGACGGCGCTGACGCAATGACAATGCTCACAGGAGCATCAAAACTTTCAGTTGGCGCTTTGATGACAGTCAACGAAGCTGTAGACCTTTTGACTAACACCTTCAACGCATACGGAATGACCGTAAGCGAAGAAGCTGTCACCGCAACGGCTGACCTAATGTTTCAGACGGTCAAGCTAGGAAAGACTACAGGGCCAGAGCTTGCCCATAGCTTAGGCATGGTGATGCCTGTCGCGTCTAACCTAGGCGTGAGCATTGAAGAGTTAAACGCAATGCTTGCCGCTCTTACGCTAGGCGGCATGGACACTGCTATGGCTTCGACCCAGCTAAGGCAGGCGATGGTTCAACTCTTGAATCCTTCTGATGACGCTAAGAAGCTGATGAAGGAGTATAACGTAGAGATCTCAGCGGCTCGTGTGTCGCAAGAAGGTTTCCTGCCCGTGCTTGCAGACCTTAAAGACAAGTTCGGAGACAACGCGATTGCGATGCGAACTCTATTTCCGAACATTCGAGCCCTCGTCGGTGTGATGGCTCTTGCTGGTAATCAGTTTGATTCTGTGAACCGCATCATGAGAGACTTTAGCGGAGCTTCTGGATCAGTCGAACAGGCTGTCGAGAAAATGCGTAACTCTCTCGACCACAAGATGAAGCTGTTGTCTTCTAACTTCTCTAGTTTTTGGTTGGGCATGACAAAAACTATGAAGGGCGCTGTTGAAGACATGTCCACAGATCAACTAGAGCGACAGGCGAAGGCATCTAAAAAAGCTGGCGAAGAACTTGGCAAAGCCTTCAGGCCAATCACTACGTCATTCGCTACGTTGATCGGTGTGGTTTTGATTTCAGGTAATCGAATTTTGAAGTTCTTCAATGAGCTAGGAATTGAAGTCGAAGGTGTTGCTCTTAAGGCGATGAGATCAATGCAAGCGCTAGGCGAGTGGGCGCTTGTTCCTGAGACAACTATGAAGAGGTTGGGAGATCAAATAGAAGCGACCGAGTCGAGAATCGACGGAATGAGGAAGCAAAACGACCGCTTAGACAAGAGCATGACAACTCTTATCGGTACGACGGGTGAAGCCTACTTAGCCTTTGCCGACCTAAACGGCATTATGGTTGACCCTAATCTTCGAGAGATGATTAACAACCAGAACAACCTAAATGAAACGGCTGAAGCAAATGCTCAATTCACACGCGACAGAGCAGAAGCTCAGAGGATGCTTAACGAGGCGCTAAAAAATGCCCCAGACGAAGGTCAACAGACCATAGATTTTGCTCGCCTTCTCATGGCGGACAGAGCAGCAGATCAAGCGAAGAAGGCTAAAGAAAACAGAAGGAAGGCATTTGAAGAAGAGATCGGCAACTTAATGACGTTGACTGATTTTGAAATTGCTCAAAGGCAACGAGCACACGACCATGAGATAGCGCTGAACAAAGATCTCAAAAAGATCAAGGCTGAAGACCTTGACAGCTTTAGGGCTATGAAGGAAGAGGAGTCTCGCCTAGTGCTTCAAGCAAGACAGCTTGAACTTGACACGGCTTTCTTGGCAATGCTCGCCGAGGAAGAGTTTCAAAAGCTGACAGAGAAGGGACAGCAGAATCGCATACGTGAGTTCAAGACTCGCATGGAACAACAAATGCAGGCAGCCAAGGCTGGCGAAGAGTTTGCAAACAAGGAGGCGGTCGAACAAGAAGCCTACTTGATGCGCCTTGAAAAGATTAATCGTAAAGAGCAAGAGCTTGTGCAGTCTCGAATGGACCTAGCAGACTCTTGGGAAGAGTTCGGCATGACGAGCGACAACGCTATTGCGTCAGGCATTCAAGGACTTAAGGAGTGGGCTTCTACCATCGGAACGGTTGACCAGAACATTCAACAACTAACAGCCACGGCTGTTGACGGATTTATCACTGCTTTCCTTGATGGCATTGAAGGAGCTATCGACGGAACAAAGACCTTCAGAGAGGCGTTCCAAGACTTCGGTCGAATGTTCCTTCGCATGATGGCTCAGATGATTATGCAGCAGATTGTTCTCAACTCCCTGCGGTCAATGTTCCCAACGATGGGCTTCGCTACGGGCGGCGTGGTTCCGGGGGGCACAGGGTCTCTATATCCGCTCGCAGACGGCGGCGTGGTGAGTGGAGGACTTGGAAGGGCCACGCCTGTCAAAGCCTACGCAAACGGAGGTCCAATCGTTGACAGTCCTCACGTTGCGCTTATTGGAGAAGGCAAACACAACGAGGCTGTTGTTCCCCTTCCTGATGGTCGATCAATCCCTGTAGACTTACAAGGGTCATCTAGCGGGGCCTCAGTTAACATCTCGATCTCAGCCGTTGACGCGGCTGGCGTAGATGACTTGCTTATCCAAAGGCAGTCAACGCTACGCAATATCATTCGTCAGGCGATGGAAGAAGACCGCGCCTTCAGGCAAGCGGTCAGGCAGCGGTGATACCTTATGTCTCAGGTACTCCCGGCAAACGAGACGTTTGAATCTCCTGACTGGCTAACCTCTACGAGCGGGGCAACGACAAAGTCGTTGTATTGGTACAACTTTTGGCCGGGGTTCTCCCCCGGCACACAGATCGACGCATCGACCTACTCTACATATCCGATGAGGACTGGCGGTGTCCTTGGAGGCAAAGGCACTTCTGCACTTCTTAGGCCAGAGCCAAACTCTCTGACATCTATTCCGTGCCTAATGACGGACACAAACGGAATGGACTCGGTTAACCGAATCCGCTCGGTGCTTTGCCGTGAAGAGGCTTCGTTCAATCACGACGATCAAGACATCACGGTCACGTTTGGACTAGAGACAGTCGGTGGTGCGACTCAAGGCTTTGCTATGTCAGGCACGGGCGGCTCGTCTCCCTCTCGTGGTGGTCGCTTTAAGTATCCAAGCGCCTCCGCAACTACAGGGTCGGTCTTTACCTCTATGTCTCAGCGAAGCCGTGGCACTTGGAGTTCTGGCGGTGGAATGAACTCAAGAGGTAGCGACTCATCGCCGCTTAACCCTTGGCCTGCGTGGGAAGGAAATGCCGTCTATTTTAGGGCTGGCGGCGGTGAGCCTACACCTGTCAACGGTGCGATTGAAGACGCAGCGACCTTGTACACCAAGAGGCTGTGGCACTACACCTGCGTGACTCACTACTCGTTCGTGGCGTATCCGATGGGTGGTTCAGCTACAGCGCCAAATCTGTATCTTGAGCTTTGGCAGGTTAAGTACACGAACGCAGGCGGGACAAGCGGCAACGTACCTCGAAGGCTTATCCAGCAGATCGTTACGGGCGGCTCAACAAAGATCGACTTCCGTCAAGGCTATCACCTAAGAGTTAAGATCGAAAACGATGGAAGCTCCAACCCAGACATCAACTGCTTCATCGGACCCTACACAGACCTCAACGGAGATGTGCAAGCAGAGGTTCAATGCTTCAAGACGGACGCTATAGCTGACGGCAACGCATTCACCGTGGGCTCAAGCGTCACGCATACGGCTGCAAGCGGCAACGTCAAGGACTCCCACTCAGACAAGATCTCGACATTTGCAGATAGGACGATTGGGTTTGCTACGGCTCAAGAAGGACTGTTAGACGTTTCGTCTAAACTCGGAGCGACTGACCCTGTGTTCTACTTAGCTCATTCGGGCGTTTACTCGATCGAGTCAAAGAGCATTCCGGGATCGGGGTCAGGCACGGTCAGGTTCAGAGACGAGTTCAAGCGCGTGGTCGAAGGCGCTACACGAACAGGCACTCAATCAATCGTCAATCCTCTCGTCAGCCAGACAAGCGTCGAAGGAGTTCAGGCAAACGGCCTTTTTACTTTTGACGGCTACGCGCAAGAGTTCCCAACGACCCTAGACACAAGCACCTCGAATCTCGACATGATTCGTCGGCAGCTTCTGTGGACATCTGGCACATCGTCAACAACGCCGACAGACTTTTGCTTGATTGATTACGACTGGGATGACTCCGCGACCGCAAGGCCGTGGCTAGTTACTAGGTCATTCATACACTTGCGACCTTCGACTAACTTCTACAACCATCATCGAAAGATTGAGTTCAAGCCGGGAGCCGAGGCGGGGTTGGCAGGCATCTCGACAATCTCTTACGAGATGGGCATTCACCTGCGTGGCAGCTTCAACGGCTTTACGACCAGAGGATTGTGCGCCTACATCAAGTGGACTACGAACGGCAACGGCACGATCACCTACGGCTCTGTGTCTATCGTCTATCGCAACCACATCTATAGCGACCAGAACCCAGAGAACACAGAGAACTTTGACTACCAGAGGCTGATCGCTCGACGCATATATGCGAGCGGAACATCTAGCGGCTTCCCGAACCTCTACGATGGCAACTTTCACTCTCTTGCATTCGAGGTTCAAAACTATGCTGGGTCTCCGTCTCCTGAAGGCATAGGAGAGTATCGCATTAAGCTGAATGGATCGGCCTTAGAACTGACCGACTCAACTGCCCCATATCAAAGCAGTACGGTCTCTCCGTACACCGTGATTGAGCCCGACCCTCAATCGACCTTCGGGAACTCTGAAGGGTTCTGGTTCCTTGGGTCGATCTCCGAGGTTCAAGCCGCTGGCAGGGCGTGGAGCCCGACCGCTGTTCGAAACTGGACAGAGGAGTCGATGACCGCTGACCCCGGTGGCGTGACAAGCGCAGACGATCTTGCGTCCATCTCCGTGACAGGAGAGGGCACGCCTAGTGGATCCCTCAACACTAGCAGCGGCGCTCTGGCAATATCAGGCGCAGGCGTGTGGGACGTTGAGACAACGGTGACAGTCGAGAACTTTATGAGCGGTCGATATATCCCGTTCGACTCAGGTCACAAGTACACCTCGCCCATGTACAGTAAGAACCGACGAAGGTGGCAGGTGCAGGTCAAGTCTATGGATCTTGCCATCTATCAATCGCTTCTTAGCTTTTACAACACGCATGATGGCATGGAGATACCGTTCACTTTTACGGTTCCAATCGAAGACGATGGCACAGAGACAGGGTCAACGGCTGAATCGACTGAGTCGGTCTATGCGTGGTTTGGCGAGGACTCACTTAAAGTTCAAGAGCTACCCGGACAAGTCTACAACGCCAGCTTTAGCGTAGAGGAGCTACTTGTTTCATGAGCCCTCATCCCAACGTCCCCTCTATTGCATTCCTTGAGAAGAACCTGCTCGCGACTGGTGAGAGGTTTGTGTGGCTCTACGAGGTTGAAGTTCCGACCAGCACACCGACGCGATACCGATTCGTGAGAGACAACGAAGCCGTGACGTTCAGAGGCAACGTCTACTCTCCTTTTCCGATTACGCACAACGAGACCAAGGCTGACGATCGAGGCAACTTGCCTACCGTAGAGCTAACCGTGTCCAACGTATCACGCGAGTTGATGTCAAACCTCAACACCTATGGAGGTCTTGTCGGCCAACCTGTTCGATTGATACTGACTCACGCTCTTGCGATCGTGACAGGCGAGGACATCTGGCAGCACGACTACAAGATTATTAAAACCACGGCAAACGAGACGGCTGTGACTGCGACCCTTGGAGATTTGAACCTATACGAAGCGAAGATCCCTGCTCAAAGGATGATGCGATTCTACTGTCGCCACCAGTACATGGACGCCTTCTGCGGTTACGCGGTGGATTCGTCACACGCAAACTTCTTGCCCACTTGCGACAAGACGCTTGAGGGTGCGAACGGATGCAAGTCTCACGGAATCAGCGAGGCCGCAGCAGGTCTGCCGTCGATACACCCGGAAAGGTTCGGAGGTTTTCCGGGCATACCTGAGCAGACCACGGGGGGCACTCGACTATGACTTTAGAGTGGCATGACCTTCTCGGCATACCTTTCAAGTTGCACGGAAACGACAGCGAAGGCATGGACTGCTCGACTGTTGCTGAAACAGTCTTGAAGCGCTTAGGCAAAAACGCACCGCCAACAAGTCCATACAGATCCGTTGCTCACTCGGGCGCAGAGATGGGCTCTTACTTTACGCAGATGGGTGACGCTTACAGCCTTGTTGGAGTAGACACTCGGACTGCGACAGAGCTTGGCGATGTTGTGTTGGCTAGAAACCCGGAAGGAATGCCGACGATGATGTTTGTGTTGGTTGACGTGTCCTCTGGTACTTTTCTTACAGCGGAACACCAAGGCGGCGTGAGGGCTACAAGAAGATACAAGATCGAGTCGCCCGTTGCTGTGTATAGACTGAAGGAGGTAGAGCAGTGATTCGAGTATGTCGATATGAGTCTGCCTTTGCTCCGCATCAGAGAGAGTTCCTTTCTGTTGAACATCGCAAGGGCATGACCCTTAAAGATCTCGGTCAAGAAGTTGCTGGATCTGCTGAGATCGCAGCTTGGGTCAACGGCGAGCTTGAGAAAGATCTGACACGCGCAGTCAGTGACGGCGAGTTTGTGCATGTAATGTGCGTGCCGCAAGGCGTTGGCGCTTTGTTAATGGGACTCGCAAAGTTCATTGTCACAGGTCTTATCTACGGCGCGATACTGAAAGAATTCTTCATGGAAGACCCGACCTCTGTGTCAGAAGAGGGCGATCCATATCATGGCTTCAGGAACAACTATCGACCTGAAGGCGAAGCGATCCCGGTGGTATACGGCAAAGTTAGAACTTCGCCCCCGGTTCTAAACCAAAGCGTCCTCGGAGCGCAGGCCGTAAACCAAGCCTACATCATCGGTCGCAACGAAAACTTAAACTCGATGTTTGCTGTAAGTCACGGCCCGATCTTGGGGTTCGGTGACGCGCAACGTGATGTGTACACTCAGACTGATTTCAATTCGCACTTCTCAAGTGGCGACGGCTCTCTGATAAAGCTGCAAATCAATGGCATTGAAGCACGACACTTTGATGGACACTACGAATGGAGAACGGGCGGCGGTGGTCAGTCCCCCATACGTGGGCTTTTAGGAAACATCTCCTATACAGACCCCGGCACTTCGTACACGATCAACTTTGACTTTCCTAACGGAACCGCTGCGATACCTGTCGCGACCACTGGTGAAGTCGCTTACGGGTCGCGCATACAAGAGAGCGACTCGACTGAATATTTTAGGCTCCATCTAGCAACTGAATGCGACCGTGGAGTTGTTCAGATCTTGTTCCCAAGAGGGTTGTACAACTTCTCTCAAGACTCGGGCAACTACAGCAACAACGAGCGAACGATTCAGATGCAGTATTGGGTTACAGACTCTGCTGGATCTGCTGTGCCATCGACCGTCATGATTATGGACGAGGTCAAGGTTGTTAACGATGAGCCGAATATGTTCAGCGTTGATCTTCCGATCTCCTTCGTATCTCCAACGACGGTCTCGGGAGGAGGTGGATCAAAGGGATATGCTCTTGTTGACAACAACACAAGCGGAGGGCACAGGCTTTATGTGAGCGGAACAGGGACAGGCTCTTCTACAGGCGAAGACCTTGACTTGCTTATTCCGGGCATACGAAGCACAAGAGAGACGGCAACGGGCTCTCACGTCTACGCAACTTTCGACCAGACGATGAAGTTCACGTTTGCATCGTGGGTCAAAGTGCCTGACTGGTCGGGCGGCTTTGATGGTGGAATTGCTGGCAGCGCAGACCCTCCGATGGCTTGGCTCATGCACTGGTCTCGCGAGGCGAGCGCAGGCGCATCTTGGCCCTTCCAAGGAAGCGCCCCGCCTCCAGTCGCGCAGAACCTTTACCTTCCCGGTTCTATCCTTTCAACAGGAAGCTCTGCTGACTCTTTCGGCATGGCGATCTGTCTGTGTGTTGATCCTTTAGGAATTGCCCCCGGCAACGGCTCTGTCCCCTCAGACGATCCGTGGGTTGTTCTCAAGCTGTACACTTGGGCTGGCAACATGGGAGTAGATCAGGCTGGTCATATGGGATCAGAGCCGGGGTACATGAGTTGCTGGGTCTCAAGCAAACTAGGTAGAGCGTCACAATTTGCCGACTGGCAGCACGTTGGTCTTGTCTATGACCAGTCAACATTCTCGGCGATCAACGACACGGTAGATGCAGCGACTGAAGCAACAGTCAAGATCTACATCAACGGTGTTCAGCGATCAATTCAGCTACAGCCTGAGAGCTTGCTAGATAGTCCAGAGAGTTACGACACAGGATGGGTCTTTGGCAATCACCCGACAACTGGGTTCTACAAGAACTGCCGACACGTCCCTGTGTCCTTCTTTGCTGACAACAAAACAGTTCTGAGGATCGGTGGGTGGGACAACATCACCAACGCTACACCTTCACACAACGTCACCAAGGTTGGCCTAGCTGAGTATCTCTTCTATGACGGAGACATCGAGGAGGACAGGCCGGGGTGGTTTAGCGATCAGGTCAACTCGTTCGATGACTTCGGCAATAGCCCGATCGCAACTGTGCAAACGCTCGTCTCTATTAACGAGACAAAGCCTCACTTGAGAATCTGTTGCCCCTTCGACAACGACGAAGTCGTAGCAACAAACTTCTATAAGAACTATGCCTACCCTGATGGAGTAGATGAAGCAGGTGGCGCTCTGCGAATGCAGAACACGGCCATTACTCAGACTTCAGGTTCAGCGGTATTGTATCCACAGCTTGGCGTCTCAACCCTCAACTTCTACATCCTTGAGGTCTTTGTCGATACTCCCTCTGAGGACGAGACTTCAAAGATGAACCTGTGCTCCTTGGACACTGTCACAACATGGCAGAATGATGAGTATAGCTATCCGGGCATTGCTGTTCTATCGACGAGCATTCAAGCTAACGATCAGATCGCCTCTTCGAGCCCACAGATTACGGTCGAGGTACACGGCAAGAAGGTGGACGTGTGGGACGGCGAAAGCATCGAGAGCCCGACGTTCATTTCACAATGGTCTAGTAACCCTGCATGGGTCAGCTTGGACTTGTTGCGATCACATTCCTATGGCTTAGGTCAGATCTTTGCTCCTGACGGCACTCTGGAAAACTTCGACCTGACTCAGTTCATAGAGTGGGCAACTTGGTGCGACGAAGGAGTGCCCGACGCTTACGGATCTATTCAGTTCTTTGCGATCAAGACTGGCTCGCCCACCTCAAGAACTGTGGTGCTGTCGTTTGGCTTGCTTGACACGGCGAACTCAAGAACGCAACGCATACCTAAGACTTGGGCTGTCGGCAAGCACCTGTCAATTCAAACGATTGTCACATCAGAAGTCGGCACTGGCTTTGTTACATCTTCAGACTTAGAGGGTGGACTTAACAACGCTTCGAACAGGCTTGAGATCACAAACATTGAGTTTAAGGCAGAGCAAGGTGGCTCTCACGGGTGGGTTGGATGGTGCGAGGTGTCTGTTCTTTGGAACCGTGACACATGGCCTAACGGAGGTGCAGTCTCAGATCCAAGCACTGATCCCTATCCGGCGACATTCTACGCGGACATGGCAGGCGTGTCTTACTTGGGCACTGCTTCAGGTTACGAGTACAGATGCGCGTTCAATGGTGCGCTGACCAAAAAGAACCAAGCGGCGTGGGATGAAATCCTGTCTGTGTTTGGTTGTGGTCGAGCAGTGCCTGTCAAGATTGGACGCTTCATCGTGCCTGTCTGGGACCGACCACGTCAGCCTGTTGCGCTGGTTGGTCAAGCCAACATCAAAGAGGGATCGTTCACGATTAGCTACAGCGATCCAAGAATGGCTCCGAACTCAATGGAGATGGAGATCCTCGACGCTGATCGGAACTGGCAAGGTCAGACCGTGCTCGTTGACCATCCTACGATTCAAGGTTCAAGCCTCTTCCAACAGGTAAGGAAAGAGCGCGTGTCACTCTTCGGATGCACTAATAGATCACAAGCAGTGCGCGAAGGGATCTACAGGCTAAACAAGTATGTCCTCTCTACTCGTTCGGCAGAGTTTGAGGTTGGGCCTGACTGCGTTCACCTCTTGCCGGGGGATCGCATCTTGGTTGCTCACGATGTGCCAGACTATGGCGAGAGTGGAAGGCTGCCTGTCGCCATGCAGATCTTCAACATTCACCCCGGTGGCGGTGGCATCTACGAGTCATGGAATCAGCAAGGCGGCGACTGCACGATCTCTGACCGATCTTTGATTGAGTCGATTGCTCACGCAACTCTCAACCCTCCTGTAATCAACTTCCGTGGTGGGTGCGTGTTCGCGTACAGCGTGCCTACAGACTTTGGAACAGCAGGCCAAGAGCTAGGAGGGACGCTTGGATCATCAGGCAGAGAGCGCACACCGACATGGGCTGCTCAGTACGTTGCTGTTGGATCAGGTCTCTACCCGACACCTGACTACAGTGGATCGATTCCGATCAGCCCTTTAGATCGTATCCAAGACACAGCAAAGAAGGTCAACTTCAGCGTCTACGTTAAGCAGCCAGCAGGGTACTGCGGTTCATCTGCATCGTTTGCTCTGGTCTTGTATCGCCTGTGTGATGACGGCTCATATGTTAAGGCTTCGCACGGCGCTTACTTTACTTGGAACGGCAGCGGAGCCTTGACCTTCGGTGCTTACATCGGGGACAACACGGGTGTCTCATCTCCTTACGGTATTACCTACGACATAAGTGGAGCGATTGCTGGTGGCTGGTATCGAGTAGCGATCACCTATGACAACGATGACACTGGAGCCAAGACGGGAGCAGGCGCGACGGGTGTCGGTGACTACCTACAGGCAAGACTCTTCTACAATTATCCGACGTATGCTTACGGCTCTCTTCCTACCTTCGACGATGTAAGCGAAGACGGGCGTGGTAATCAGTTTCTTTACGGAGGAGACCCGACAGGTCTTGAGCTACAGACAAGCGCGTCTGCGTACTACTGGACTGGCGCAAGGGTTCGAGGAACAACGACAGGGGCGAAGATCGTACATGACCTGACTGTGGCCCCTCCGTTCTATCCTAATGATACGACCTCTGGCTCAGGCACTCCGGGATCAAGAGGCTACGTGCTTCTGTACGATCACGATACAGGTGTAACGACTGACCCTGTGATGATGAGTCAGCAAGTTGATATCAACTTCACGGGCTCCTCGTCTCCTCTTGTGACGAGCAGAGCCAATGAGCCGATGTGTTTCACGGGCTACTTCAGGAGGCATAGCGCCAGCGAGAACGCATCGATCCTAATCAACATTCGCAAGGCATACACGCAGTCAGGCACAGAGCTATATACCGCTGATGGCGGTCAGGTTGTTCTGACATACAACGGCTCCTCGTGGTCAGCGGCCAACACGACTGTAGGCTCTGGCATTACAATCAACTCTTCAGTTGCTGCTGTTCGATTGACCGACTCAACCACAGATGCAGACTGGGTTCAGCTAAACATCGACGTGACTTCTAGCGCGAACTTCACGCAGCTAGGATTTCAGATCGGATCCAACTCATCGTCTGGAGGCAACAAGAGATTCTATGGCTGGGGGTTCCGTCTGCACGGAGCGAGCGACACAAGCGGATCAGTAAAGATCAACCCATATCCGCACCAAGGCACTGCTCTGTGGGGAGCAATGTACGAACCTGAATACACAGGCAGCGGAGCACCTACGACCTACTACGAAGGCGGCCAGATACAACTTGATCGTGACGTGACTACGACAGCAGGCAAGACCTACGAGATCTGCATGAGGTCCACGTTCGAGACAGATATGAATCTCAACACGGACGTGATCGAGACTGTCGTTGTTTCTTCTTCTGAAGTTCCAGCAGTCGGAACGACAAACAAGGCTGCAAGATCTTGGCTGTCTGTAGTGTTGCCAGAGAGAATGTACCCTCGCGCAGGTGATCTGTACTCGTGGGGCGAGAGCAACTCTGCGACAGAGGACTTCATCATCACGGACGTGTCTACAGACCCTGACACCTTGGTTCGCAAGATCGTCTGCATGGAGTATGACGAAGATGTTTATGATGACACTTCGATCGCAGACATCGTAGACCCTGACGTGAATGATGGCCCCGGCCCCGGCGGCATTGGAAACTGGGACGGCGCAGGCAACCAGTGGGATGTGACCTATGGCGGCCTCGCCTTTAACGAGCTAAACATCAGCACGCAGGTGGTCAACTATCGAACAGGTGACGGCATTACAGTGCCTTCAATAATCTTGCGCTGGGAGTCAACCTCTGCGATCAAGAAGATGCCGTTCAAGGAGCTACGCATATGGGTCACGCGCCTGACAGATGTGGCCACAAGCTCGGGCGAGTCGAGCTATCAGTACGTGGCATCTGTTCCTTCAGGCGTTAACTCTTACCGCTACGACAACTTTGCGATTCAAAACGCATCGAGCTACAAGTTCATTCTTCAGCCTGTCGCGCAAGACGGAACGGCTAGGATCTTGGCGAACTGTCCGACAGCCGTGGCTATTGGTACTCGAATCGCTACGCCTATTGCTGACGCGCCTACGGTCAACTCAACAGTCAACGGATTCACGCAGAACTATCAAGTCACCAAGAACACAGATGCAGAAGTCAAGGCAATCGAAGGACGCATAGGCGGGTGGATCATATCGACCCCGGCGTTTATCGTGGACCCCAACACTGACCGCTTTGATTCGCACGCCCTTCTGCCTGTTCCAACTGACTCAGTCGGCTTTACGCAAGGCAAGGTATACGCTCGCAACAAACTGTCGAACGGAAGATATGGCAAGGCAGTAATTCATACAGGCACTGAAGAGTTTGTCGATGTCTCATCTTCTCGACAGACAATCGCTGAGAATGATTACGCCTCAAGTGTAGACGGATCGCTAGATACTAACCTTGCAATCACGTCGGGCGTTCTGCATTGGAACGCATCATCGTCATCGATCGCTGCTGCGTACTACAAGCTCTCTGAGCTAGACGCGACCACAGCCAGAAGGACCGTGGTAAACGCGGTCATTCAAGGATATCAAATACGCCATGAGACTCTTGCAGATCTAAACTTTACGCTGGGCAGCGACATCGGAAGCAACTGGTCCTTAGAGGGACCGATGCAAGATGATGGAGGAAATGCAAAGGTCGAGATCGAGTGGAGATGGACGAGTGGCAGCAGCATCACGTCAGTGAACTGGCGAACTTTTGAGCCGGGAGAGGTCTACGCTCGAAAGGTGCAGTTCCGACTTAAGTTTACGAGAAAGAACGCAGGCGACGATGTGCGTCTGGAACGCTTCACGGTTAAGTGCAACGACGTGCCTTCCGTGAACTCAACACTTCAAGCCATTGATGGAGGAACCTTCTAATGCGCTACTTGCCTTTGCTACTTTTGCTTGCTTCTTGTCAGCGTTGGTCTTGGGGCGGCGCAGCCGACGTGCTTATGCCTGACAGCCTTACCCTAGGCAATGGCTCAGGGTCACACTCAGGGCAGCTTGCTACACACAGCCCTCAGTGGCCGTATGAGGGCGAAACAGAATCGACCTATGCTGCGCTGACTTGGAACCTTCCGAGCGTTACAGGGGCTCAGGGGGGCCTTAGCAGGGACGCTCAACGCAACATAGCCCTGCTCGCAGAGCACATGGTCACTGAGGAGGGATTGCAGCCTGCCGCAGAGGTCGAAGAGGGCGAGGCTCCTGAAGAGGTTTCCGTGACAGCGGGGCCGCTGGTGTTGAATCTCCGAGAGGGGGTAAGCCCTCCTCCGATCTGGCTGCCTGCTGTGGTTGCCTTGGTCTTCTTGCTCATCATTCTCAAAATGCGGTCGGTCAACAAGCGGAGGAATTGGCGATGAGAGTCCTCGTTCTTCTTTTGCTTGCATCGTCTTGCGTGTCTCAAAAAACTTCGCCGCTTGTGCATAGCTCGCATCTCACCGTCACTGTTTGCGCGGGAGAGCTTTGCGCTATATGTGGCTCAAACTTTTAAGATCTAACATGACTGCAAAAAACGACAAACCTATTGGCGGTCAAAGCGATCGCAACGCTGAAGACCTTGCAATGCTTAGGCGCATTGAAGCAGAGCTTGCCGTTGAAAAACTGCGAGCACAAAAGAGCGCGTCTGAACTTGCTGGAGAACATCTTGGCATGTGGGGCGGCGGCTATTTATGCGTATTAGTAATCGTCTATTTCGGATCGATACTTTTCTTGCCGAGCGATGCGATCTCAGCCGTCACGGGCGTTGTGACTCTCATCGTCACGTCCATGATCCAACTGCTCAAGCAGGTGGTCGGCGGTGAAGCTGGAAGCTCCGAAACGAAGGAGGTTCTCGAAAAATGAAACCTGCCGCATATCGATACTCAAAGTGCCGCGTCGATCGCTGCGTTGACGGTGATACTGTTGACCTGTGGATCAACCTAGGTTTTTCTACCTTCGTAAAGAAGCGCGTGAGACTCATGGGTATTAACACGCCAGAGAGTCGCACTCGTGACCTAGAGGAAAAGAAGAGGGGCAAAGCTGCGACCGCCTACATGGAGTCTTTGCTTGAAGGCGGGTACTGCGATCTCGACTCGCACGAGCTTGGCAAGTACGGGCGCGTGCTAGGCACGTTGTGGGTTGATGGCAAAGATCTAAACCAAGAGATGATCGACGCGGGTCACGCGGTTGCATACTTCGGAGGGAAGCGTGGGTGAGATCAAGATCAAGCGCGGCACTGACGAGGATCGCCGCGACGGAACCTTGGGCACGCCTGCTCAGGGTGAGCCGATCTACACGACAGACGATAAGACTCTGTTCATTGGTGATGGCTCGACTGGTGGCGGCTTGCCAGCTTGCAAGCCCCCCGTCTGTGTAACCATGTACAACACAGCATCCCAAAACATAAACGCTTCAAGCACTGGAAATCTCGTCGAATTTAATCTGCACTCTCCAGCTTTCGGCGTAGCAACCAGCGGCACCGATGAAGACATCACGCATTCAACCAGTACGAACAAGCACCTCATCACAATCAACACCGCTGGAACTTATGCGATGTCTGCAAACGTGAGTGTGAACGCTACCTCGTCAACTCCGACTCGTTGGAACGGAAAGCTGCGATTTGTTAAGACCACAAGCGGATCAGCGACGGAGATCGGAGGTCTTGGAAACGGCGGCTACCTTCGTGAAGCATCAGGTCAGGACGAGACAGCTTTGTCTGTTCCGATGTTCGCGTTCACGTTCGCTGCTGCTGACACACTCCATCTGAATGTTGACCGGGAAAGTACGACGAGTGCTGCGGTAGACACAATCGCACGAGGCTGCACTCTCTACATACAACGACTGGCATGACTGACCCGGCTATAAAAGAAATACGCGACCACGTTCAGCGAATAGACGATGCCCTGCGTGGCAACGGAAGCAGCGGTCTGTTCACAGAGTTCGCTGTCTTGCGCGAACGTGTCACGTCGATCGAGCGATTCATCTTGGAAGTCCAAGGCTTGCGAAGGTGGGTGTTCTTTGGAGTCGCTGGACTGTTCGCCACGATCGGATGGAACATCATCGAATGGTATCTCACTCAAAAATAAGGAGGCAAACTTATGACCTATCAAGAACTAGCAACAACTGACGATCTCGCTTCAACCGTTCCCACGAAGCTCAACGAGAACGCTCGCACTGAGCGCTTCCTAAACGCAGCCGCTAAGTCGGCGACATTCACTGTGTGGGGGGATGACGCTACTGGCTCGCCGAAGGACATCTACTTAGTCACAACTGGCTCGTCGGCGGTGACGGCCAATCTTCCAGCCGTGGCAAGCGCAGACGCAGCCGCAGGTCGAGTGGTCACAGTCATGAAGATCGACGGCGGCGCTGGCGCAGTGACAATCGACGGCAACGCTTCAGAGACGATCAACGGAGCTACGACCGTAGCTCTCTCGTCGCAGTACAACTATCGCACGCTCGTGTCCAACGGGTCTGCGTGGTATGTGATTTCTTCCTCTTAACCTTTTCCCTTTTTTCAAAATGAAAGACCCCCTCTCTCTCGGACCCGTGAATACGGGCAGTTTGCTAAGTAGCTCAGAGGGCTTGTCCCAGACGGGCCTCATGTCGATGGTCACGATGGTGCTCATGGGCGACTACTCCGACACGGTAATGATGGCAGCGTTGATCGCTGGCGCTGTTGGCAGCGGCTTGTACGCGATCAGCCGCAGCATGTCCAAAGGCTCGGAGGCCGCAAAGAAAAAGTGAAGCTCACTCACTCAATCGTTGTAGCGCTTGCGCTGCTTTTTAGTTCGTGCTCTGCGATGGACGCAGTGCTTGATTACCCGATGTCATTCTTCGACGAGGAGACAGGCGAGACTGTAGAGGTTCCGCTTGGAGATCTGGTAGCTGACAACTCCGAAGGCGCAGCCTCTGTCGTGTCGAACGTGCTCGGTGGGATTCACCCCGGACTGGGCATCCTCGGTGGCGCAGCCGCTGCCGCAGCTTTCGGGTCTGCCAAAAGACGCAAAAAGAAAGCGGCATCTGTTGAGTCCACAGACTCAGCGGCGAGTGCCAAAGACAAGGCGTGAACCTAGCCGTGGGCCAGAGATCGCAAAGCTCATCGCCTCCGTGAGCCGAGCAATCTCTGGTCCACCTTTCTTATACCTGCGCGGCCTTCACCCTCTCAAGCTGTGCAAGCCAGCGAAGGTTTCTCTTTCTTCTGAACTCAAGGTCGCGCCGAGTTTCGTTGATCTGCTCCTCAACAAAGTGGGCGTTGTCGGCAGACTTAAACTTCTCCAAGTTGCGTCGGCCGAAAAAGCTGGAGTTGCGAGCGCCCCAATCAAGGCGCTTAAGCGTTTCGTCATAAAGATCGGTCGCAAGATCTTTGGCAAAACTTTCCTCAAACCACAGCGCATCCTTGATCCCAATGTCAAGCGTCTCTTCGGGCGTGTGATCCGTTCCCGAGCAGCCACCTACAAGGTATCCCCATCCGGGTCGCTCGTATCCGTGATGACTCAGGCGACCTGCTGCGTTGACCTTGAAGCCTGTGCGACCGCAGCAGTAGCAGTAGCCACGAGCGTCTCCGTTCTCGTCGTGGTAGACAAGGCCCATCGCTTGCGCTTGCGCGGCGGTGAGTTCGGTCGGCGTGGTCGGCTTGGGCGCTGCGCCAAGAAGCTCGGCTGCCGCTTTCTTTGCTGCGTAGATGTCGAGGCTCATCTCGCTCTTCTCAATAGACCCGTCGATCTTTGTGACGAGGAGAGTCATCGTGTCCTCGCCGATCTTGCACTGCCTCGGGACGCTCCATGTGCTCTTGGTCTGAACGAGGGTCGCCGTGGCGACTCCCTCGGGAAGCGTTCCGATGAAGTCGGTGGTGCGCTCTTTCTTGACCCACTTGCTGCTCTTGTTCCAGTTTGAATTTGTCATGTCTTGGTTTCCTTTTGGTTGGTTGGTTGGTTGAC